ATCATGTTGTTTATATTGACAACCTGCAACAAAACAGATTATCATTACACACAAAATACTTACTGTTAATAATGCTTGTTTCATATCATTTATGAGTTATTATGTAAGACTTATTTTCGTTAATAGAAACAGAAGTAATATAATCATCACCTCTGTCTTTGTTGTATTGTATCATGTGATGATACACATCAACAAATGCTTGATATTCATCATCATCAAGCATAATTTCCTTACCATTAGCAATACCATAATGTTGATATCCATCAACACCGATATTCTTTCTTGAATAAACATTTGTTTCAATCATAATATATAGTTTTATTGTTAGTAAATTCAGACTAAAAAGCCTATCACTATCTTCACAGACAGTAATAGGCTAAAATAAATAACAAAATTATAAAATAGTATATGAGTAACAAAAATAATATCACTACAAGACATAATTGATTCCCCGTAAGAGAATGATTAATGTTTCGGCTTTCGTTTCAGCCATCATCAGTTGTAGAATTAAAAGCACTACTATTCTCACGAACAATAGTGCTACCAAAAAAACAGAATAATGTATATTAACATATTTAACCACAGGGTCACTATAAAAACTCTTACTATTCTCACGAACCGTAAGAGCAAGATTTTTATTAATTACACAACAGCATACCAAATACACATCGTTTCATTAATAACCAAATCTTTCATCTATGACATCTTCGTCTGTATTTATTTCTGGGAGGAAACCAACATCATCAAAATCATTATCAATGGTTTTAGTATGAATTTCCATAAATTCATCTTTTGTTTCATATTGATTATTATCATCAACATGAACAATTTCTGGAGTAAGATTATTATCAACCATTATATTCAAGTTTTTCTTTATCACAATGCTCTTTAATAATTTGTTTACAATTATCAGAGAAATTAACAATACCTTGAACTAAAGCAGAAACAAAAAATGCTTCAGTATATCTAAATTCAGTTGAAAGACCATTTGCAATAACAGCAAATTTATTATTCATGAATTTAACATAACTAGAACCATCTTTTGCGATAACACCATTATTTCTAAGCATATTTTGAATACACTTAGAAGTTTCAATTCTAATTCCTTGATTATACTTTAGTATATTCGCAACATTTTTAATATGTTCAGGAACACTTAAAACTTTTCTATCTTCTTTAATTTCTTTATCCATATCATTATATTTTTTAAATCATTAGTAATGCGAATATATAATTATATGTATTATCGAACAAGTATCAATAGGAAAATTTTTTATGTTCTTAAACATAAAAGTGCTCTGTGCTATATAACACAGAACACTTGCAGTTAGATTTGCATCCACATATTTTGATGATATTCACATTTATAAAGCCCAACACCACGACCATAATCCCAAGCGAAATATCCAAGAGTAGGATAATTTTCATCTTGAATGACAATTTCTTTAACTACTGTACCATTATCCAATATAATAGACTCTGGTTCTTGATTACTTTCAAGAATTTCTGCAAAGATTTGTGCTTCAGTTTTCATATTTGATATATTATATTAAAAGTCATAAACATATTTCCAAACATCAAGGACAATTAGTCCTTTAGTCATATCAATAATTTCTCTTGCTAAATTACACATTGCACAATGTGTTCCATAAGCTTCACCATCAATAAATCTATCTATTGGCAAATCAGCTGCATCAGCGTCTTTAGCAATCATATAATAAAGATATTTTAAATAATTAAGTTTTTCAATAGCATTGTCAATTATATCACTTTCTTCTTTTGTAGCAAAACGAACATCGTACATAACAATATCGTTATTCCATGTTAATATTTGTTTCATAATTTATTATTTATTTTATTGTTAATATTGTGTTTTACACCTAAAACTTAGTATCAAGGCTTTTACATCCAATGCAATCCACAAGGTTAGATACTCCTTGCCACACTAAGAAACTGGTGTCCTCAACATCTTGGAAAGTTATTGAGTTTTTTAATTATATGTTAATCGTCATAAGGACGTTTATAAACGTAACGATAATAGCCATCAAAACCATATTTAGAATAATCAAAAACATCATCATTTTCTTTAAATTCTAAAGTATAATAAGGTTTGAGAGCATTTTCAATACAAGGTTTACGTTTATAATTTAAATCATGCAAACCTTTACTTTCAATATCTTCACGCAAATAAGCGTTCATTGCTTTTTCAATATCACTTTTTGCCCATTTCTCGTTTTTAGTGAGAATATGATAAACACTTTCAGTTCCGTAATAAGGATTAGTGTAAATATGGCAAATATAATATGAAATTTCATTTACTACTATTTCTGTTGCTTCCATTTTATTATTTATTTTTAATAAGGTACAAATATCAATATAATTAGTTGTACCTTTTGTTTTACTTTATCAATATCTTGATAAACTTGATAAATATCAATAGTTATATCATCAAATACATATCAAGTTACCGATGAAGGTTTTCAATCACAATAAAACAAATGTCGGCATTGGCAATATTACCAACACCGACAATAGGTTTTTAGAACGGAGTAACTTGAGTTGCGGCTGCGTTTGTAGAAACTGTGTTAGCAACTTTAGAAGCCTCGGCTTTGGCAGCACGAGCGGCTTCAATTGCAGCATCAAAACGTTCAAGCATTTTAGTTTCAAGAAGAGAAAAATGTTGAGAACCGCTATTACTTGGTTCAAAACTAACAATATAATTAAAATATCTATCATGGTCGGCAGGTTCAATTGCATCACCATTACTAAACAACGGTTTAGTTGCTTCTCCAGCGGCAACAAATTGCTGAAGAATCTGGACTTTTGCACCTGCAAAATATCTGTTCAAACCACCATAACGAACTCCGTTTGCAGAACCAATTTCGGCTTGTTCTACAAGTTCTGAAACAAATTGATTTAAATATGCATCATCATTCCAGCACAACATTGCTCTCCACAATGGCGTTTGGAACGATTTAGCATCAACCATAGAATATTTTCCGTCAGCACCTTTATCTGATTGCTTGATGGTAACATCACCTGCAAGGCGAATCCAACTATTAACATAAGGCGTTCCTGCTTTAGAAGGAACAAGTTCAGTTGTAACACCTGCAATAACTGCATTAATAACTTTACCGCCTGCTTTAACAGCGGCATCAATAATCTCCTTTTTCATAACTGTAGGAATTTAATTAATTTGACAATATTGTCGAAAATTTTAATGTCGATTAAGAGTATAATAACATCAACTATTTTAATGTCGATTTCGAGCAAAAAGAACAAGAAAAGTTCTGCCATTACTGACAGAACTTTCTTTATTAACAAACTAAACAATATTTTATGCACTTCTGGCTGCAACCACACCACTCCATTTCCTTTAGTTAGAACTACAATCTGAATATTAAACGGAGAAACACTTTCAGAATTGTAAAGTTGAAGAATATATTCAACTCAAAGATTTTAATGTTGATTTTGAGGTGGGGTATCAAGTTTAGATTTAGCGATAGCGGGGTGTTGATTATGAACATTCCCTCTGACACTTATACAATTAATTTCATTTTCTTTATCTTTATCCACATTCTTATTTTTACTTCATTTTTTTATCTTTCTCATTATCATCATCGTTTTCTTTATTTCCTTTATTAATTTCCATATCATCATTTTTATCTTTATTTTTATTTATATTCTTATTCGTATTTTCGTCTTTATCTTTTTTATATTTCCCCACCTTATCCTTATCTTTACTCTCATTCTCATCTCAACTTTCAATTTTATTTTAATTTAAATTTTAACTTTTATTTTAACCCTTTTTCCTTATTTTCGTTCTCATCTTAATTTTAATTTTTATTTTTATTTTCATCTCCAACAAAAATATCATCTTCATCATTACCACCGGGGCTATAAATAATATTATATAAACACCCAGTATGTTTAAAATTTTAAGTACCTTTTAGATGTATATAGACAATTTTCAACTTTAGCATAAAGATGAATCAAAAATCGTCAAGAAAAGAATCACTAATAGTAACATTATCTCGGAGAAAGAAATAAAAAATTATAAAAACTAACTTTATTTTGTTGATGATGAAGATGATGAAATTGATAATAGTCAGCTTTAGACCCCAGCCCGTAGAAGAGAGCATAATGGAAAAGCTCTTTCTATTACTGATAATAATAGTCAAAAAGAGTTTTCTAGCAATCATTCCTTTACGGGGAATGGACAAAAAGATAATTTTAATAAAATTAGTTTTGATAGACAGCAAGAAAAAGTGGCTGTTCCATATCATCTTCCTTACGGGGGAGAGCGAGCGTAGCGAGCGTGGAAATAGTAATAATTTTATTGATAAAAATAATTTTGATTTTATTGATTTTATTGATAATAAAAATAATGCTTATTTTGACAAAAATATGGCAACATATTTTCGTGAAACGAAAACTTTCGGCTCTATTGACTATGAGAAAAAGAGAGAAAAATAGAAAAAGAAAGAGAAAGAAAATAGAAGAAAAGAAATATATACTACGTATATATAAAGAAAAGAAGAAAAAGAAAGAGAAAGAAAAAGACAAAAAGAGAGAAAAAGAGATTTTATATATAATAATATATTATTATATATAATTTTTGATTATAATCTACGCGCGCGTGTGCGTACCTATTATACGCGTGTGCGTGTGCGTGCGTGAGAGAACGTGAATTGTTAAGAAATGTTAAATCTTGATTTTGCTATTGTTCTTTACTTGATAATATGATACGTTTGTGAACAAAGTTTTAAGTAATTATATGTCGAATTTAAAGTAAAGATTTTGTTATGATTGTTATTGCTTCTAATAATAAGAGTTATGATTTGGCTTTGCCAACTGATACTAGAGAAATCACAAATGATGCTATTGCTAAACTTGTTGCAAAGATTCATATTGCTAAAAATTATGTTCTTGTTGGTTTAATTACTCCGACACAATTTATTAGATTGCAGGCAATGTTTGGTAAAAATGGTCGTGATGATAAAAGTTTTGTTATGCCAATTATTGCTAAGATTGGAAAAGAAGATTCTGAAACTAGTGGATTTGAGGTAGGCGAAACAGTTGTTATTAGTCGTACTGCTCTTGAAATGGGTAATCATGTTGATGGATTTAATAATCCTATTTCTCCTAGAGCAATTTATGAATATATTTGTTCAGATAAAGATTGTCTTAAAAGAGCAAATATTGATGGATTTACTCAATTTTATACTCTTACGTTTAAGATTGTTCCTTTGAACAATATTGTTGCTGTATATAAAAAGAATGTTGTAACCGAAACTCCTTTTGTATCTTATCGTGGAACTGAAGATAAGCAAGTTTAATAAAAGTAAAGCTGCACCTAGTTTTACAATAAAACGTGCTATATCTAAATATAAACTTAAAGAGGACGAAATTATACAATTTAAGAAGACTTGTACTAAAGATGGTAAACTTATTTATGATGATTTTAAACCAATAAAGGCTAGAGTTAGAGTAGGTGATGTTTATTTGAATACTCAAATTACATCTAAGTACAAGCTTCTTAAAGATTCTAAACCAGGCGAACGTATTAGAAAAACTTTAAAAAAGCAAAAAGAAGAAAGTGAAGAACCATTAGATATTAATTATGATGATTTTGAACTTTTAAGTTCTAATATCGACAAACAAAATGATTTTTATCAACAAAATGGTTTTTATTATAAAACTGCCGAAGATATTGTAAACGAATCTGATTTAGACTCTAAAGACAAAGTTATATTGTATAATATAGTCAATAGTATTGAAAGATATGCAATTTCTAATGTAATTCAAGGTAAGGCTGTTTCAATTCCTTATTTAGGAACTATTGGTGTATCTTGGCAATATTTTGCTATTAAAGATAATAAAGAATTATTAGACGAATACAAAAAAGACCATACAGAAGAAGAATATAAAGAATATAGAAAAATTATTCTTGGTGCTGCTTATGAAAAACATCTAGAAGAAGAAAGTAGAATAATTCTTAGTAGAAGTGTTAAAATGAATGCTTTAAACCTTAATTATGCTAAAGCTATTAGTTCTGTTCCTTATAGAAATTTTAATCGTTATGTATTCTCTAATATTAAAATTCAAGAACACAATAAAGATGAAGATTTATGGCTAGAAAACCAGAATTAACAATAGATTCTCTGCTTACTTATGATAGTACAGGTTATCCTAAAGCTCCCGAATTAAGGCAACTTTTGGATAAAGATGTTCAAGCTTTGTGGATTAGAGATAAAAGTCCTAATAAACAACAATATATTAAAGAAGCTGGAGTTATATATTATTTAGCTGACCCTAAAAGCCCATGTAATCAAGAAGGTTTATCTACAAATGAAGCTCTTAAACGAGCTATTGAAAATTTTGATTTACCAAAAGATTATCAACCTGACCTTTTAGTTTGGAATTTAATTAAGCGTTATTCTGAACAAAGACGCGGTATTGCTCTTCAAGGTGTTCTTACTCTTAAACAAGCAATGCACAATGCTATTGCTGTTGCGAAAAAATTAAGTGATTTACTTAACGACCAACTTTCGCAAGGACTTAGTTCTGAAGAAGCTGGTGTTTGTATTGGCTATATAAATGATTTGAATGATAAAGTTCTTCAATTTCCTAAGATGATTGAAGCTTTAAATAAAGCTGAAGAAAATCTTGCATTTGAAGAAGAAAGTATTCAAGGTCGTGGTGGTGTGAGTATTGTTAGTTCCATGATAGAAGAATAATATGATTGAACTTAAAGACGATAGATATAAAGATATGTATTTAGAGTTTCATGCCGATGGTCATAAATATAATGATAACTTTGGCAATGAATATCTAAGTTGTACTACTTTTCTTCATAGATATAAACCTGAGTTTAATAAGAAATATTGGCTTGCTAAAAAAGCAAAAGAATATGGTATTACTGAACGTCAATTAGAAAAGCAATGGGAAAAGATTACTAAAGAAGCGTGCGAACGTGGAAGTAATACTCATGATGGATTAGAAACTGGAATTAAAGAAGCTAGTCAATTTAAAAATGCTATCAAGTATCTTAATAAAGAGAAAGAAGGTGTTATGACTACCGTTGCTGATATTCCTTTATTTAATGCTGATTATTGCTTGTTAAATCTTGATGAATTTATTGAGAAAACTAATTATAAATATCCAAAGATTTACGAATGTTTTAAAGCATATACTGATGCAGGATATAAAATATATTCTGAAATTGGTATGTTTCTTATGGATTATTTAATTAGTGGAACTATAGATATACTTCTTGTTCGTGATGATAAATTTATTATAGGTGATTGGAAAACTAATCGTGGCGGATTAAAGTTTGGAAGTGGTTATTATCTTAAAGATAAAAAACAATATCCTAATCAACTTACAAATACTTGGATACCTAAAACAGATATGCTTAAAGCACCTGTTAGTAATATGCCAGATTGTAATGGAAGTATATATAATCTTCAAGTTAGTCTTTATGCTTATGCCGTAGAACAGATTTTAAATCTTCCTTGTGGCGGATGTTGGTTGTGCCATATTGATAATGATTTTGTTCTTAATGAATATGGTCAGCCTAAGCTGTTTAAAGATGGCTATCATCTTAAAGATGACCCTGTTGATACAGTTAGATTTTATACTATGCCTTATAGGAAACATGAAATAGAACTTATGCTTAAAGACAGAGAACTTGAAGTTAAAGCTATTGGTGTTAAAAATCAATTTAGTTTATTATGAAAAAGATATTAAAGTTGATACTGGTGCTTACTTGCATCATTCTTCCTACGGGGTGTGATAATTGTCCAGAACCAGAAATTAGATATATTACCGTTTATGAAACTAAACCTGATACAAATGTTGTAATTCAACTTGTTAATACTACTGAACTTCTTAGAAGAACTCAAGATAGTTTGAAAGCTTACAAAGATAGTATTAGCGGTGATTTATTTGATGCTAATTATAAACTTGAACGTATAAGGTACTATAATAATATTGCAGCAAATGGTAACAATATTAAATACCTGCGAGGATGGATAAATCGTGTTCTTAATGATAATTAATACATTTATGAAAAGTTTTGATATTGATAAACCTAGACGTGGTTGTAGAAAAACACCTCTTATCGTTAAGAAACAAGTTGCTATTATTAATAGCAAACATGATATTTTAAAAGTGTATGGTTCTTGCAAAGAAGCTGCACTTGGCTTAAATACTAATGCTGCTCAAATTAGCAAATGTTGTTTAGATAATGAATATGCTGATATTCCTTATCATCGTGTAAAAGGTTATTTGCTTCTGCACTATCAGTCTAGACACCTAAACAAGTCTAGCCATGATACAGTTTAATAGTAGATATAACGAATGTATTAAACGACTTCTTAAAAAAGAAGGCGGATATGTTAATGACCCTGATGATGCAGGTGGACAAACATATCGAGGTATTTCTAGGAAATATAATCCAAATTGGAAAGGTTGGGTTGTAGTCGATAATTATCTTAAAGAATTTGGTGATGAAACATCTGCTTTTAAGAAAGCATTAGATAGAAATGAAGTTCTTTTAGACCAGGTTAAAGTTTATTATAAAGAAAGATATTGGGATGTTTTAAATCTTGATACTTGTAAAAACTTTAAAGTTTGTTGGCAATTATTTGATACTTGTGTTAATACAGGCAAAGTTAATGCTGTCAAACTTGCTCAAAAAGTTTTAGGACTTAAAGTTACTGGTAAAGCCGATGAAGAATTTTATTTAAAATTGTCAAAAATAAACTGATAGAATCATGAAGAAATTGTTGATAGCAACATTGGTTATAGCGATAACCAATTTAGTTTTACTGACGCTTATGTTTAATCACATAAATAGATTTAATGTAGAAGTTCCCTATGCAACGAAAGACACCGCTATTAATCATTTTCGGATTGATTCTATTAGTTTAATTATACATGAAAAAGATAGCGTTATTAATAATATAATTATAGAAAAGAATGAAGCGATTAATGAAAGTAATTCTCTTAGCGATAGTGCTAGTTATGAATTGTTTTTGGAGTTACTCTCAAACTAATGTTCCTTCTTACGGGGAATCATCTAAAGATAGTGTTTTAGTTCCTATTGATTATATTCGTCTTGCTAATAAAAAACTTATTGAACTTAAATATTTAAAACAAGAAAGTGTTCTTAAAGATAGTATTATTTATTTGAATAATGCTAAATATGATGCTTTAGATGTTGAAGTCGAAGAGCTTCAAAGAAAGCTTGACGAAAGTAATAGAGTTAATGCTAATTTAAATAATGCCCTCTCTTCGTGCAAAAATAAATATAAATTTGCTAGTGGTTGTGCTGCTGTTGCTGTTGCAACCACTATTTTTTTAATATTGTTTAAGTGATGGCTGATAGTACAGATATATATCCATTTCTAGAATATATTCTCGAACCAAATAAAGGTGAAAGATATAAACACGCTAAAGACGAAGGTTACTACGACCCTCATGATAATTTTCTTATTGGGGAAAGTGGTGGCTTTTTACTTAATATTCGTCCTGGCAGGTTTATTGATACTCACTTGTTCAAGGAAATGGCTGATAAATATATAAAAGATAAGAAATATACAAACTATCGTGTAGATAGTATTCCTCATAGACAACTTAGACGAAGAGAATGTGAAAGACGAAGAAATGGTTTTACTGCACCTTGTTGGCTAAATGATAAAGGACAAGTTGAAGATATTTGGATTACGGGAAGTCATTATAATTTTTTGAACTATACAAGAATGGAACTTACCGATGAAAGTACAGTTATTAATACTGGTAAAGTTTCTACTGCTCAAAAATATTATGGTTTCCCTAATTTTATTGATGCTCAATATTGGACTTTTCAAGTTATGGAATTTGCTCGAAAGAATGGTTTTCATCTTATTATAGATAAAACTCGTCGTGGTGGATTTTCATATATTATGGCTAGCGATAGTGCAAATGTTGTAAATCTTAGAAAACATAAAATTGTTATTCACGTTGCTGCTGATAATAAATATATTATTCAACGTGGTGGTCTTTCCGATTTTGCTGTTAATAATTTAAAGTTTTACGAAGAGAAAACTCCATTTAAAAGAGGAATATATACTCCTACTATAGACAAGTTTGCACTTGGTTATAGAATGAAAAATGGTGTTGAAGCTGATGATTCTTGGGGAAGTTCTTTACTTAGTGTAAGTGCTAATAACAATCCAGATTGTGCTATTGGTAAGGATGCTACTGATATTAAAGTTGAGGAGGTTTCTACTATGGATAATCTTCTTGAGTTTATGACAGTGACTGAACCTACTATGACAGTTGGTACTCGAACTACTGGTTGTCTTATGGCTTGGGGAACTGCTACTAGTGGCAATATGCAACTATTTGAAGAAATGTTTTATTCTCCATTACGTTTTCATTTTATGCCTTTTGAAAATGTTTGGGATAAAAATTCTAGAAACACAATTTGTGGATTTTTTAAATCTTATGCTTGGGGACTTGAAGGTGCATTAAATGGTGTGCCTGCTGTTGATAAAGATGGTAATAGTGATTTGGTTATAGGCTTGCAGCTTGCAGCCAAAGAACGAATTGCTAAAAAAGAAAATTCAACTTCTTATGCTGAATATCTTAACTATCTTGGTCAGCGTGCTTTGTTTCCTGCTGAATCATTTTCTAGTGCTGTTGAAAATATATTTAGTAGTGATATTTTAAATCATTGGGAGGAACGTCTTAGAATTGATACTAGTTTTAATTTTTATGTAGATGGACAATTATTTGATGTAGACAATAGAGTTATTTTTAAATCTAATGAACGTATTAGACGAGAAGATAAAAATGCTAAAGTTTATGATTGGATTAGAAATGTTCCTCGACATCATGATGAAGACCCTCATGGCTGTGTTCGTATTTGGTTTATGCCAGAATATGAAGACGAATATGTTCCTAATGGTGGAGTTAAAAAAGTTATTAAAGAGGGAACTTATGTTGCAGTTTACGACCCTGTAGGTATAGATAAAGAAGGTAAAGAACTTACACTTAAACATTCTCATAATAGTATTTTTGTTGTTCAAATGCCTTGTAGTTTAAATGGTTTTAAAATAAAACTTGTAGCTGCTTATTATGGTCGTCCTGATACTTTGGAAGAAGCTGATAGAATATTTCTTAATTTGTGTAAGTTATATAATTGTATTGGAACTGGAATTGTTGAAACAAATAGAGGTGAAACTGTTTCTAACTTTAAGAAATGGAAAGCACTTCGTTATCTTGCTCATGAACCTTTGTTTGTTTGGGATTCTACTATTAAAGAGAAAGTTGCAAGTACTTATGGTTATAGTATAACTCAAGCTAATAAACCAGATGGTCTTCGACTTCTTAAAGAATTCTTTTATCAAGAATGTGGTGTTGATGAAAATGGAGAAACTATTTATAATATTAATAGATTCTATGATTATCAAACTATTCTTGAATTGAAAAAATTTAATAATCTTGGAAACTTTGACCGTGTGTCTAGTCTTATTCTTCTTGGTATTTATTGGAAATCTGTCGATATTAAAAATAAAAGAAGACTTGAACAAAGAGTTGAAATGACAGAAGAAAATGATACTAGCATTATGAATAGACCGTGGTTTTAAAATATAAATAATATGGCAGATTTTTATGGTGTTGATTTTCCTAGCCAACGAGTAAGTGCTAGTGAACGTAATAAACCAGAATGGTATGCTAATTGTTGTGATTATGTTATAGCTGCTGGTCTTAGTGCTAGAAATCAAGCGGATAATGACATTCGATATGGCATACTGCATGAGAATATTCCTGAAGAGTTTTATAAAAAGACTCTTAATCCTTACAATAGTCAAATAGAAAAATATACTCGTTTTCCTGCTACTATGCGTAACTACGATATTATGAAACCTATTATTCGTAGATACGTTGGAGAGTATATTAAGAATCCACATGAGTTTATTGTTACTGCTAATAACCCAGAAGTTATGATGGGTAGAGATGCTAAACTCGGGCAAGAAATTATGCGTCGTGCAGAAGAAGCTCTTGCTCAAAGAATACAGCAAAGTTATCAGGAATTTGTTCAAGGCGGTAACAATCCAGAAGAATTTGATGTTAATCAACAATTAGATATTGAAGGTTTTGTTGAAGAATTTAAACAAAACTATGTTGATGAAGTTTCTGCTCAAGGTGCTGAAATTCTTCAAGTAATAGATAATATTACTGATAGTCTTGCTTTATATTCTCAAGCATACGCTGAGTTTGTTTCTTTTGGAGAATGTTATACTTATTCCGATGTTAGAGGCGACCAACTCATTAAGAAAGTTGTTTCTGTTCGTGACGCTTTTCCTGTTCCAAATGATAGTAAATATGTTGAAGATTTCGATATGTTTGCTGAACGTATGATGATGACTAAACAACAAATCATTGATAATTTTGCTGATTATCTTTCTAAGAAAGATATTGATTATATTGATGATTATTATCGTTATGCAACTGGAGCTGAAACAGATAAAGGTGCTTTAACTTGGGATTATTTCAAAGGTTTATATTATGATGTTTGTGGCAAGTTTACGAAGAATGAAGTTATTAGACTTGAAAATCGTAATCTAGCTAGAGAATTAAGCGGTAATCTTTTCCCAGTTTGGCACGTTGTTTGGAGAGGTGAAGTTAAACAAGGTATTTTGACTTATAGTGATGGTGCTTTTGTTACTCAACGAATAGTAGATGAAGATTACCAATTCAATCCTGCTACGGGGGATATAGACTTAGAATGGGTTTGGAAACCTCAAGTTTTTGAGTCTGTTCGTATTGGTAGTAGAGAGTATGGTATTTATCCATATAAAGCAAGAGCTATTGCTTATAATCGTGGTGGCAAACTTCCGTATAATGGACTTGTAGAATTTCTTCCTGGATTTGGTAAATTCAGTATTATTGATACTGTTCTTCCTTATCAAATATTTAGAAACATTATTATGTATCATCGCGAACTTACTATTGCTAAGAATAAGATGAATATTCTTATTATGGCTAAATCTCTTCTCGGTAAGTATCCAGAAGATACTATTTACAAAATGGCTGCTGATGGTGTTTTGTATGTAGATGATGACGATGATGCAGGTATGGTTAAAGCAAATGCAGTTCGTGTTCTTCAAGCTGGTGTTAATGATTATATTATTCAACTTGGTCAAATTGCAGAAGAAGCTAAACAAGCTGCTATGGAAGCTGTTGATATGACACCACAAAGATACGGAGAAATTGCTAATAGTGCTGGTAAAGGTGTTACACAAGAAGCTGTTATGCGTGGTAGTATGGGTAGTGTAATTATTGAATATATGTTTGATATTATGCGTGAGCATGATTATCAGCGAGATATGGATTATACTAAACTTGCTTGGATTGATGGTCTTCGTACTTCGTATAGAACTGCTGATGGTAATATTGGTTATTTGAGTCTTGATGTTAATTCTCATATTTATGCTAATTATTTAATTACTTGTAAAAATAGTATTAAAGAACGTGAGAAATTAACTCAATTTAAAGAACTCGCATTTAGTGCTGCTCAAAATGGAGATTTGCAATCAGCTGCTGCTGCTATTGATGGTGAAAACATTGCTCAAATTAAAAAGCTTATTGATAAATTTGCTGATGCTCAAAGACAGCATGAAAGCGAAATGGAACAAATGAAACAACAAGCACAACAAATGCTTCAAGAATTTGAACTTCGTAAAATTGCTGCTAAGGGAGAAGAAGATAGAAAAACACTTGAACTTGAAAAGTATCTTGATTCTCAAATTGAAATGATTAGAGTTAATGGTAATATTATGAGTTATGATAATGGACTTTCTGAAGTGGAAAAGAATCAAGCTGAAGAACGTATGCTTAATGCAAAAAATCAAATGGAACGTGAAAAGATTCAAGCTGATAGAGATAAGCACGCTCAAGAAATGGCGATAAAAGAGAAAGAAATTGCTGCTAAAATTTATGATTCTGATAATAAAGTTAAAATAGCTAAAACTAATAAAAATAAATACGATAAATAACATTTTCCTTACAATATTGAAACCAAAGACAGGGTGTGTCCGTTTGCGAAAATAGGCACACCCATTTTTTATGCGTTTTCTTTCGCTGTGTGGCGTTTTCTTTTTTCGGCTGATGTCTTATTCATTTCAAAAATTATCTCTCAACACGAGCCACGAAAATGCGGTGTATAAATTCAATTTGGAGTTAGTGTGCTTTAGGGTACTATATATTAATAATAATATATAAAATAATCAATATTGGTTTTGATGATAATGTTTTTGGAAATAATTCTAAAGTGTACGTTTGAGCAAATTAATCAATTAATAAAAATAAAGATATGCCACAATTTGATATTAATAGTCTTGGTTTTGGTGGTAGCACTGCTAATGATACAACTGACATTAACAATCCAGAAAATCCTGTAGTTGAAACTACAACTGGAGAAGCTACTGATTTGAATAAAGAACCTGATAAGAGTGTTGATACTACAACTCAAGAAACAGTTGAAACTACTAAAACAGAAGAACCGGCTGACAAATCAGTTGAAGAAAAACCTATTGAATATGCCGAAGGAACTGAAGTTACTATTGGTAACGATGTTTATACCTTTGATAAAGATGGCAACCTGGTCGACAAAGACAATAACGTATTTAAAACAAAAGACGAAGTTGCAGATTTCTTTAAAGAATTTACAGTTGAAGAAAACAAAGAACAAAAGCCGTCTTATGATTTAGAAACAGTTCATAGTCTTCTTGGAGTTGATGTTTTTGACGAAAAAGGCAAAGCAGTTCAATTTGAAAATACAGAAGAAGGTATTAAGAAATACGTTGATGCTGTAATGGAAATTAAGACTGATGAAGCTGCTAATGCTGGTGTTAATCAATTATTTGAACAATATCCTATTCTTAAAGACTTCTTAACCTATTATGTTGCTAATGGAAATTCAGCTGTAGGTTTTGACCAAGTAAAAGATAGAAGTGCTATTACTTTGGATGAAACTAATGAAGCACAGCAAGAAGCAATTATTAGAGAAGCTTATAAAGAATTTGGACGTGGTGGTAATGTAGACACCTATATTCAATATTTGAAAGATACCAAACAACTTGCTGCTGTTGCTAAATCTGAACTTGAATCTTTACAAAATGCTGACGCAGCCCGTAAAGAGGAATATGATAGAAGAGCCGCCGAGCAACAACAACAAGCTCAAGAACAAGAGATTGCTTATTGGCAAAATGTTCACGATACTATAAGCAATCGAGTAATTGGTGGTTATAAAATACCTGAAACTGTAGTTATTGAAAGAGATGGAAAACAAGTTGCAGTTACTCCTGATGATTTCTTTAACTATTTGTATCAAGTAGATAAAGATGGAAATTCTCGTTATATGTATGACCTTGCTAAGCAAGACCCAAAACAAAGATTTGATGATGAAATTCTTCGTGCTTGGCTTACTTATACTGGCAAAGGTTATAATAGTTTGATTGATATGGCTGTTGCAAATAAACAAGTAGAAAAACTAAAACTTGTTGCAAACAAGAATAAAGGTAATAAACAAACTATTTCTATTAAGAAACCTGCTAAGACTAATAACAAAGTTGATACAGGTTCATTTGGTTATTAATTTAAAATTTATTTTTTATGCAATCACTAAGAGTTTTAGAAACTGGTAAGTTTGATGACAGAGGTTATTCTAATGAGGAATCTATTGCTTATTTGCAATTAACCAAACCTACCGAAATTAATAGTTTTTTGACTTACAATTATGGTAAAGACGACGACCGTTTTCCTTTGATGTTTTACACTGAAGGTCAAGGTTCTAAAGGTTCTACTGAAGTTCCTACTATTCAATGGACTTGGGACACTATGGGTCGTATGAAATTTACTGATTGTGTAGTTTATTTTAATACTGCAATTACTCAGCCTGGTCTTGGTGGAACTGAATTTGAAGTTGAATTTGCTTCTCATTGGTTCATTGAACAGCATGGCGCTATTGGTCCTGATGGCAAGACTATGGTTCGTATTCAGAAAGATTTAGGTGAAGGCATTCGTGGTTATCGTTATTTGTTTCGTCTTGATTCTCCTAATCCTGATGCTTTTGTAGACCCTGCTCTTCTTGCTGTAGGTAAGTATTGGAGTTTGTCTGCTCCTACTGTTTCTGAATCTTATTCTAAAGGTAACCGTAGTAATTCTATGGGTCCTGGTAAGATGACTTCTCAACTTGAGAAATATCGTTTCAGTAAGGAAATTGCTGGACCTCTTGCTAATGTTGTTACTAAGTATCAGTTTGAAAATGCTAATGGTAGTGGTACTACTAATCTTTGGATTAACGAGGAAATGCGTCAGTTCAACCTTCATATGCGTGTTATGAATGAAGAGCGTCTTTGGACTGCTAAATATAATCGTCTTCCTGATGGTACTATTGCTATGAAAGACCACGATAATGGTAAACCTATTGAACGTACTGCTGGTATGTTGGAAATCTGTCGTGAATCTAACTATGATACTTACGGAGAGTTCTTGACACTTAATAAGTTGGAAAGAACTATCGGTGATGTTCTTGATAGAGATACAGAAGATACTGCTGACAAGAATGTTATTCTTATGGGCGGTAAAGGTTTCATTCGTGACTTCGATACAGCTGTTCGTATGGATGCTAAAGATAATGGTTTCCTTACTCCGCTTGGCGAGAAGATGATACAAGATAATGGTGATGGTCTTGCTTATGGTAAATATTTTAATAAGTATAAAACAGTTGATGGTTATATCATTACTGTTGTTCACAATGGATACTTTGATAAGTCTACTATTGCTGAAGCTGCTAAACAAAATGGTATGATTCATCCTCAATCTGGTCTGCCTATTACTTCTCACCGTGCAGCTTTGATTGATATGAGTTCTTATAAGGGACATCCAAATGTACGTATTGTACATCGTAAGGGTGATAATTATAAGGCTAAAGTTTATAAAGGTATGTCTGATGTTCCTGCATCTTGGGGTCTTGGCAACGATACTACTCTTATTTCTACTGACGTTGATATGAGTTCATTGGAAATTATGGGTACTATTGGTTTGCAAGTTGATAATACAACTAAGATGATGTTGTTGGAATGTGTATTGTAATTAATTAAAATCGAAATTAATATATGGATAACAAATTCAATTTTAGCGGTGCTACTAATAAACCGAGTGATGCGGATAGTGCTGTTAAAGCTAATGTAGAAAATTTACAATCCCCCGTAAAGGAAGAAGAGCAAGACAAAAGCTCTTCTTCTTTTAACGAAGAATTGAATGAAGAATATGTTTATAAAAGAAGTGTAACTATTGTTCCTGTTACTAATTATTCTCTTTATAGACGAGTTAATAGTAAATCACTGCCTAATCGTAGAGATTCTATTGGTTCTTCAGTTGCAAGTTCTAGAATCCTTTCTAGTAATAAAAATGAAGTTGAAGCTTATTTTCCTGCTATTATTGGACTTAGCCCTAATCATCCAGATTTTGTCTTCAGGGTTAAAGCATGGTTAAATAATATCAGTGTTGTCGTTAATGAAATTGGAGTAACTTTTGATACTTCTTTTAGATTTAGAAGAAAAAGAGATTTCTTTGCTTTTAAAACTAAATACGACGCAATCGAGGAATCCTATGAAAGAAACAAAATTGGAGGTCTTGATAAGTTGCAAAAAGCACTTGAAATTAAGATTAACGATTTGAATTTACTTGAAAGTACTTTGTGGCAATATGGTACACCTATTAATGTAACTGATTACTTGCTTTATAGACATTGTTTGTTATACACTCATGTTGCTAAAGATTCTGCAATTATTAATAGTAGTTCAGAAGTAAGATTTTACATTAAAGATGATAACAAAGAAATTGAGTTGCAAAATAAACTCCGTCTTTCTACTAACAACGCAAAAGTTAATTTTGTTAAGTTGCTTAATGATGCTAAACAATTTAAAAATGTTTATATTCTTATGGCTGCTCAGCAAGGTAGAAATGTTGCGATTGCAATTAAGAAAGATATTACAACTCAACAAAATGAACTTGACCATTATAGCCAAAATGAACCAGACAAATTCAACAAGTTATGTAATGATAAAGATGCAGAACTTAAAGCAACTATCGAGTTGTTAATTGCTCATGGTGAACTTATTCGTTCTGTATATAATCAAAACATTACTAAGAGTGATGGTACTCTAATTGGTGCTAACATCAAAGAAGCTGTTGCTTGGTTCAAAGACCCTGCTAATACTGGAGCTGTTACCGCATATATTAATAAACTTACTTATATTTAAATAAATGGATATTGAACAGATGCACGTATACTTTAGAGAATATGCACAAGAAATGGGTATGCAAACTGTTCGTGCTATTCTCAAAGAAGATATAGATGTCTGTCTAAATACTGCCATTCTTGATAAAGTTCGTAAAATCATTGCAGAAAATACCGCTACTAATCCCAACGATAAAGTTGCAAGGTTTAATACCGATATTTCTGAACTTAATGGTTTACGAACTTTATTTCGTAGAGAGGAAGTTCAATCTCTCTCTTTTACGGGGGATGGAAAAGAAGTTAATCCGTATAAAGTATCTATTACAAACTCTAATGTAATGCTATATACAGCTTTCGATGTTGCGTATGATGATAATTTTATTTATAGTTGTCGTATCATTGGAAGTGATTATTTAGGCAGAGCACTAAGAGATTTTTGTCTTAGACCTTCAAAAGAAAGCCCAATCATAAATGTAGTTAGTGGAACGAATGACAATAATATTATTTGTACTATTTATACAGGTTATATTAAACATCCTCAACCAACTAAACTTTTTTATGATTATATCAAATATCCTGCTGAAGTATTTTATGATGAAGAAGGAGAAGGTGCTAACAATGTAAATTGTGATTTACCTGATTATCAACATAAAGATATTGTACGAGATGCAGTAAATATTTGGTTAATTAGTGTTGGTGCTACTAGTGGAAGTCAAAGACAAAACAATTAATATTGTTAAACTATTAAATTTAATTAAGTTATGAGGCAATTTATTTTAGCCGGCAATTGTGCCTATGGCAGCAATCTTGCTAGTATGTCTGATGGGCAGCTTGCTTTTACTTATTTGAATAATGGTGTTGAAACTATTATTACTGATGGTACTGAGAAATTCAAGTTCTTTAATTTAGTACTTGCTCGCAATAGTGCAAGTGGCGATGTTATTCTTCCTATGAGTCGTAAGCATTTGTCTTATGTTAAGGGAACTTATAATGCTGCTACTACTTTTGTTGGTACGGTTACTATTGATGAACCTACTGAGTTCTCTGATTATACCATTATTGTAGTTAAGAAGGGTGTTCGTTTCAATGAACGTAATCGTTGGACTGCTACGGTTCATACAGGTTTGAATCCAGATACAGATACTCTTGGAACTGCACTTGCTAATCAAATCAACAATAATACAGTTGGTCATGGTCTTACTGCTGCTTATTCTAACGGTGTTATTACTTTGACAGCTACTACTGCTGGTGTTGATTATGCTATCGTTCTTGGAGATGCTGCTCATGAGTTTACTGTTGCTGTTACTACCGCAGGAACTCCTGCTTATGGTGATGTAGCATATATTAAGGATTTGGCTAACAAGGCTGCTGCTGATGCAGGTTTCAAATCAACTGCTGTTGAGGGTTATGCTGCTTTCCCAGATATTATTTATCCTTTAGACCCGCTGAAGGCTACAGTTAGTCCTGCACCTACTTATACAATCTATACTATTCGTTTCACTGAACCTCGTCAAATGGGCCAGGCTCGTAATGATGAAGTTCATCAGATTGTACAGATTGCTATTCCTACAGGTGCTGCTTGTATTGCAACTATTGATACTATTCTTGCTGCATTGGTTGATTATCATAAGTAATTTTAGTAATGCTATCCTTTATTGATTAGGAAATATTAGCATTAATATTAATCTAAAAGGGAGTATGAAAGTTGATGTAAAAATTGACAATCATGCTCCCTTTCTTTTTGTTTATACGAAATGGCTGGAGATATTTTTTCTCAAGGACTAGTTCCTGGGATTATTTTACTTTTATATTTAGTTATAAATAAACTTATAGATAGTCGTAAAAAAGACCCTTTGAAAGATATATCTAAACTTTTAACTATTGTAACAAAAGATATAATAGACAGAGATAAAGAAAAATCTATAAATGCAATTGGAGTTGTTATTGAAGCTATGCTTGGCAAATTATATAATTATTTTGTTAGTACTGTAATCAATAATAATATCCACGAGAATAGAGAACAAGTTGAATATAATTGCGAGCATATAGTAAAAAGTGTTTTTAGTGAAGCATACAATACAATGAATATCTATAAAGGTAATAATAAATATTTGAATTATTATCTAGATGAAAATTGGAAAATTGATTTAACTAAAGACATTTTAAATATTATGTATAACGATAAACTAGATAATGGCAAAAAGATTATTGCTTTTGGCAAACGTATGGAAATTCGTTATACTGATTATGTTGCATACATTACAAATAACGCTTTTGGTAATAATTAAAATATGGCTGAATCACTATTTCTTAATCAAATAGAAATTTTGGAAGAGCCTATTTGTCAAAAAATTTTATCTGTATGCGACAACTATATCAATGCCTTAAAATTGGGGTTTGTCGATTCATCTGATTCGTTCTGCCGCATTATTATTTTGGGGATGATAAGTAATGCCCTCCAAAATTCAAACGTGCTTACAACGGCTCAAAAAGACCACCTCATAAACATCTATAATAAGTATGTAAAATGAGCGAACAAAGAATAGTTAAGATTAATGATGAAGCTGGAATTGAACTTAAACTTGCCAATCCGACTTATGTTTATATGATAATTCCGGCTGAATATGTTTGTGTTTATCATAAATTGCTTGTTATGCTTACTCAATTTGGTATTGATATGTTGGATGATTGCTCTGCTACTTGCAAAGGTAATAACAAAAATGTTGTTACTTGTTGGAATATGTTCCAAGCTGCTTGTGCTGCATATCAATTAGATGAAACGAGTAAGGCAAATGTTTTGATAAATTATATAAAAGGACAACTTAATATTATTTATCAAGGCTCTGAACATGAACAATATGATGGAACATTTGTTGTTCCTGTCGATGAAGAAGGAAAACTTAAAGCTGTTGTTAGTTGTGAAGACCAACCTAAGTTTTATATTGATGCTAGTAATGGTCAGTTGACTCAGATTACAGATGAAGATAAAACTTATACTCACAATTATCTTTTAGACGATGGCGATGGTTATTAATGTATCTCTCCTTTACGGGGATTTGATAATGTTTGAAATATGAAAGTTAAAGAAACTTATTTAGGTAAAGTTAGTGTAACTGCTGAAGGCAAATGGAATAAGACTAAAGAATATGAACGTCTTAGTCTTGTATATGATATGGCTACTTTAGAAAGTTATATTTCTAAGATTAAAGTTCCTGCTAATATCGAAATTACAAATGAAGATTATTGGCAACCTTATTCTAGTTTCGAGAAACAACTAGTTATTGACTATCAAGATTTTCAAGCTGATGTTCTTAGAAGACTTGAAGCTCAAAATAGAAAGATTAAACAATCTAGACTTGTTGTTGCTGATGAAGAAGAACGTGATGCACTTACTGTTGATGATATTTCTGTCGGTTTTCTTGTTTATGTATTGGATACTAAACATAGTTATATATTGGATAGTATCGATAGTAACAATAATAAGACTTGGCATATATATGATGGTAGTCTTCTTGGTTCGATTTTGTGGTCAGAATTTAATGGACTTTTTCCACAAGGAGTAGCAGATAGAGCAATTGCCGATTCTAGCGGTAATGTATTTGAAGATACTTATATTACTAGAGCTTTAGTAGTTAATTATGTTGCTGACCAAATTAAGAAGTATCTTAAAGATAATGCTTTAATGATTCTTGATGGTCAAATTACTCCTAGTATGCTATCTGATTCTGTTATGCAACTTTTAGGTAATAGAAGTATTACTAATCTTGCAGATGAAGAAGATATTACTAGTGTTAATAATTTGCTGAAGTTTAAAGATAAAGAATATAATGTTCCTAATTATAGCGGACTAGGTATTAAATATCTGCGTAAGAATATTATTGATGGAGTTAATACTTTGACTCAAGATATGATTGATGAAGATTATACTATTTATGTTCTTCAATACGATTATTGTCTTGGTGGCGAAACTATTACACTTCCTGACCATAGTATTATTTTCTGGAAAGGTGGTTCTTTAAGTGAAGGTACGATTAATCTTAATAAATGTCGTATTCTTGGTGCTTATCAACCTACAGATTTGTTTGCTGATTCTATTTCTTTAGATGGAGATTGGGCACAAGGTCAGCTTTTCTATCATGCTATGAATCTTGATGAAGATGGGCATTTTGTTGAAATTGTAGAAAACAATAATTATTATTGGTATTGGAATGAAACAGAATGGATTAGTCTTGGTTTTGATTTAAGCACATTTGTTACTAAAACTGAATACAATGCTTTTAAATCACAAGTTGAAAGTGCTTTAAGTAGTATTAGAAATAGATTAACAACAGTCGAAAATGCTATTGCTGGTATTCAATCTGGTATTAGTCTTGAAGATGTAGATGCTGCTTTTCTTGGACTTCTTCAAAAATATGTTACTAATGGACAAAATGTAACTATTTCTGTAAGTGGCGGTAAATTACAAATTTCTGCTAGTGGTGGAACTGAAATTGATTGGACTGAAGTAGACCAACATATTGCTGATTATATTGATCAACTTCCGTCAAAAGATGTTCCATTTGCTACCAATAATGGAAAAACTGCTGGTATTATTAAAAAAGGAACTGGACTTAAAATCAACGATTCTACTCACGTTATGAGTGTTGATATTGATTACATTAAACAACAAATTTCTTCTAGTATGCAAGGTGCTACTAAAGATTTTGTTTATACGTTGATGGATAAAGTTCTTCCTGTTGGTAGTATTATTTTGTGGGATGGTGATGGCAATATTCCTAATGGATGGGCTGTTTATACTGAAGCACAAGGCAGATATGTTATTGGTGTTTCTCCTACTAATGGTGTTGGTGTTATTGAAGAAGGAGTACAAAATGTATTGATTACTACTAGTAAATTTAAAACTGCTAAAACTACTGGCGGTGCTGCTTATGTTCAATTACAAAGTCAAAACTTGCCTGCTCACCAACACCTTATGAGTATTGTTAAAACTAAGATTGGTGATAATGGATTTGGCAGTGTTGCTCCTGTTTCTTGGGGACACGGCTATATGGATAATAATGATCGAATTTTTGATGGTAAAGCTCCTTCAATAACTACTCCTTCTAGTGCTGGAATATATCCTGTTGGCAATCAAATTACTAATCCTAAAGCTGTTACTGGTCCTAATACTGCTAGCAATAGTATTGCAAATACTGCAATGGGAGCTGTAGAAAGTCAAAATCATAATGTTTATATTAGCACTATTCCTCCAACTATTGCTTTGCATTATATTAAACGTGTTACTAACTCTGAAAACTTATAATAAATTATGAGTGAAGGTAGAATAAGAGATAATGGTTGTAGCCAACGTAATATTAATTGCGGTGGTGGTGTAGACGGAATAGATGTTTGTTCTGTAACTCCGTCTACAATTAGTTGTGATTTGGTCGATGGTGTTCCTATTCATCAACTTACTAAGTATTGTGAAGAAGCTGGAGAAGATAAAAAGATTTATCCTATTTCTGTAATTCAAGCAATATTTGACGCTAGAACAGGTATTCGTCTTGATAAAGTATTATCTATGTGTAATGCTATTTATCTTGAATACGAAGGAGATTTTGAACATACAGTTAGTAAAGTTCAAGGTGTTCAACGTAGAAAAGGTTTAATTGTTACATATAGAGATATTACTAATACTGTTTCTACAATTAGATATAAGTCTACTGATTTAAGCGATAAAGCTTGGAACAATTCTGATAATTGGGAAGGCTGGAGTTTTGATACAGCTAGTTCTGATTTATTAAATATGCTTACTTCTATTTTTAGTAACATCGAAGATTATCCAGAAATTTATGATGCTTTAAAGAATCAAATTAATCTTGTTGTTCAAGATGTATTTGCTAACATTAATAATTATCCTACTGTTAAAAAAATAATCACAGATGCAACTAAAGATAATTTAGATGATGTGCTTGCTGATATATTTGCACATTTAAACAATTATCCCCAAATTAAAAGTGCATTTGACGATGCTTTTAAAAGATACATTAATAATGTTTTTGGACACGTTAATAATTATTCACAAGTAGTTAATGCTATTAAAGCTGGTGTTGCTAATGTTTTTGACAATATTGACCAACATCCCGATTTAAAAGCTATAATCGAAAACGCTGTTAATAGTAGATTTTATTTTTTAACTCTTCCTTTTCGTACTCAGCGTTACGATCCAGAAAAAACTTTTAATGATTATATTAGACGAAATATTTCTAAAACTACATATGATGAACTTTTTGCTGCTATAGCAGCAGGTAAAACTATTGTGTTTTATACTGATCATACAACAAAAGCAAGTAGAGTTGTAACTACTCGTACAGAAGAGAAAGATATTTATCTTCAATATTTTATTAGAGTTAATGAAACTGAAACTGCAGATCCAACTGATAACAAACCAGATATTAGACCTGAATTTTGTATTATCAATATTATTATAAATGGCTACAATAATAATAATCAGTATGTTGGAGAATATATTGCTGTTAAGTATGATTTTGATAGTTTTGTTAAATATACTAGCAATAAAGCAAATGGCGTTCTTGCATTAAATACTGATGGCAAAATTGGATATGAGCAATTATATCCTGAAGTTATTGGTTATGAGAAAAGTTTTATAAACCAATACGGCCATAATATTGGACCAACTCAAGTTACTGTTGATGCTAACGAATATGTTACTGTTTACAGTCCTTGTATGAATTTAACTATTACTGGTGGCGTTTCGCATTATGAAGAAAAAGGAACTAGATTAGTTAAAGGTAATTTTGCTGGCAAATCTTATGTAGATGTTTATTTGTTTAACGGTGCTACTAATATTAGTGTTACTTTAAATGGTTTGAAATTTGTTCCTGGTGCTCAAGCTATTTTGACAGAAGGTGCTAGATATAGATTTGAAATATTTGAAGGTTTTGTTGATGTTAAAAAGATAGATACCGATGCTGTAAGTAATGTGATAGCTATTGTTGCTCCTACAAGTGTTGCTTCTAGTTTGCCAGAACATGATGATGGAAGTAAATTTTTGAATGTTACTTATAAGAATATATATGGTGTTACTAAAACAGAAGAATTTGATTTAGTTTACAATGATAAAACTCCTGGAAGTGAATATTATGAAGGTCTTTTGTATATGTATGGAGATGTTTTAGGACAAAGTGGTATTCAGAATTTAGATGTAAATACTATATTTACTGATTTGCCTAATTTAAGCGTTACGGTTGCAAAAGATAATGGCGTTACTTTCACTAAAGGTTCTTCTGCTACTACTTATTATTACAGCGGACGAGTAACTTTAAGTTAATATGGAAATTTCTATTGATGCTATTGTAAATAGAATACTTGAAAACTTTGATTTTAGTTATATGTTAGTTATTAATATTCTAACATATATTATGATTAAAGTTATTGATTATGCGAATGGTGAAAAAATTCTTTCTACTCTTATGAAACGAGTTTGTCTTTGCTGTTCTATTCTTCTTGTTAGTATAATTTATTGGGTTATTGGTTACGAGAATTATACTTGTCTTGTTAATTCTGCTATTGCTAGCCCAGTATTTTATAGTTGGTGTTTAAAACCTATTCTTAAACATTATAAAATTGGATATAATGATTTAAGTAATACTTTAGAATAACATTATTGAATCCCCGTAGGAAAGATGTAGTGAACTAACTACTCTTTCTTACGGCTTTATTGAAGTTGTTAATTCTTAAAATTTAATTATTATGGCAGAAACTGTTAAAGCTACTCCACAAGTTAAAGTTACTTGTAAGCAAATAACTCCAAAACTAATCATTGAAAGTGTTGATAAAAATACTTTGAACAATTTGAAAAAGTCTATTGATAAATATTATTTAAATGTAGAAATAATTGATACTTATAAAGGGGAAATAGACGAAGACGGTTATGTTGTAGATGTAAATGATTATGACACTTGGAAGGAAAATCATCCTAATAAAATTTCTAAGCAAAGTGTAAATAATATTATTAAATCTATTAAAAATAATTCTTTAGTTAATTGGAAATTTGAAGATGGGGGAGGGGTTGGCTATAGATATGCTGAAACTCATGGCTCTGATGAATTTGAAATTAAGTTGCTTGATATAAGTTTAATACCACATTTACAAATGGCTATGATTGGCTTAACAAATGTATATTATGGATATGGTAATTTAGATGTTGATTTTTCTGGTGGTCAATTTACAATTCAATAATTATGGAACTAAAAGATTTTAATATATTTAATCTTTCTTTGCAACAAAAGAAGTTGCTAAAGAAGAAAGTTGGACAAGGTGGCGAAGATAAAAAAGAAGATAATGTTTGGTTTATGACCGGAGTAACATTATCTATAGGTAAAAGTTTAGAAGATGTTGTAGTTGGTGATTATTTTTCGCTTTATTATAATATATATAAAACTAACGTTGATGATTTAATAACTTTTTCTCTATTGCTAAGATGGGATGATTATGGCGATAGTATTTATCCTTCTTCAGAATTTACTATATCTGATTTAAAATTGCTATTGCAATATAATACTGTTAGAATTAGTCAAGCTGCTTATGATAAAACAGTTATGATTAATCTTAATTCGATTGAAATTGCTAACGGAGATACAAATTCATTTGTTTTTAATTATAATGGCGGAAGTTTTAAATGTACTTATGAATCTCCAAATATATTTAATATTGTCGAAATAACAAGAAATTAAAATCTAATAAATTAACTTTTAAAACTTTAATGTTATGTCGAGTTTTGTAATGAAACAATACAAAGTTACTTGTACTAAACAAAGTATCGGAGTTATTGAAAATGTTGATAAAATCAACAAAAAAAAAATAAATAAAATTACTGATAAATATCTAATCGTTTGTGAACAAACAGATGCTATGGGTATTGACCCTGAAACTGCTAGTGCTGAACAATTTAGACAATGGTTTAAAGATAATCCTACAATTATTTCTAAAAAATCTATTCGTAATATAAAAACTTGTTTAACTAATAATTGTAATGTTACAATTTTAATTAAAACTAATGTTGGTATAACATCTTATGGATATATTTTAGAATTAGAAGATTCACCTTCTATGACACGTCGATATATTGTTCAGTATCATTATTATGAGCGTTTGCTTAAAAACGAATTTAGATATTTACAAATAGCATGGTATAATAATGAATTTTATGTTTTAGACTATAAATTCGATATGTTTTAAATTATAAATTTGATTAAACTATGGGTGTAATTATTGATGGTGCTATTGCTTTTACACAAGTAAAATTAAGATTGCGCAAAAGAAATAAAAATATAACATTAGAAAGTATTGATAAGTATAATAAAAATAAATTACTTAGACTATTTTCTGATTGTTATATTGATATGGAAATTTTAGAAGTATATCCTGGTGAAATTGATGATACAGGAGAACCTGCTAATAAAACTCAATGGTCGGAATGGAGAATGTCTCATCATGATGATATTCCTAATAATTTTAATAATTTAGTTTATAATTTAGTTACAAATAATATTTATCCAAAACTTCGTTATTTATATAATAATGGATATGAAGATTTTCCGATTATTTCTTTTTTTATCTAATTTTTCCGCACAAAAACTTGGTCGTACTAGTGGTGTTAATTTAGAATATATTTCTAAAAAGCCTGGTGAATTTACAATATTACAAAGAATTGAAATAAATTTAATACCTTATGATAATTATCAATATGCTAGAATTTATAATATTCAAAGTAATATTGTTAAGAAATAATGTTTTATGAAAGTTGTTTAATTTAAATTTGATTAAACTATGGCTAATAATATTGCACCACAATTAAAATTTGCTAACGATGTGCGACAAGTAAAAATTACTTGCAAAAAAGAAACTTTTGGCATTATAGAAAGTATTGATAAAAAACGAAGAGATAAATTGGGTAAACTTGTAGATAGATATATTTTTACGATTGAAACCATTCTGCAAGAAAGTGTTTCAAGCGATAAAGTAGAACAATGGGAAATTGACCATCCAAATATAATTGGCAAAAATGTTATCAAAAATATAAAAAATTGTGTTAAATATAATTATAATTGTTATTTGTGTGACATTGACACCAATTATTCTAAGAAAAAATCATTTGTGCTTTGTTCATATAAATTTATGGCTGATGGTTTTTATAGCATTGCAACAGAACGTGCTAGATTATACGTTGATTCGGATAATAAAGTTACATATAATAGCTAACGTAAAAATGAAAGTTATTCATTCTAAAAAGTTTCCTTATTTTTCCGACTATATTAATATTTTTGGAAAAGTATATACTAAAGTTCGTTTGCTTCCTTATGAAATTAATAATGAAAAAATACATTCTGCACAAATTAAAGAATTGTATTATTTTGCTTATTATATTTTGTTTGGAATCGAATATTTAATACGATTATTAATTACATTGAATTTTAAAAATGCTTATAATAAAGTTAGTTTTGTTAAAGAGCGTTTTAATAATCAGCGTGATTATAATTATATTAAGTGTCGTGCGAAATATGCTTGGAAGAAGTATATTTGTTAAGTAAAGTTAAATTAAAGGTATAGGTGTTGTAAATACAATGCTTATACCTTTATATTTGTGAAAGTTATAAACTAATAAAGAAATTAATTATGTCAGAAAATCGAGAAAATCAATTTGGTACTAAGGCTGTGATTCAGATTCTTAGTAAAATTAAAAAAGTTTTGAGTAATACAAATGCTACTACTCAGCAATCTGAAGGTATTGCTGATAAACTTGATACAGTTATTTCTCTTTTGCAAGAAATTAAAAGTAATCAAACTAATAATTAATCTAATAAATTATGAAACAAATTAATTTTTATGAACGTGGACGTCGTTCTGTTGGTTCAGGCAGTGCTGGTCCGAAACGTCCTAATCCAAAAAGTGGTCGTGAACAATATCCTTGTGGTGGCAAAACTAAATAACATGAAAAAGTTATTCTTGCTAATTATAAAATATTTGCCCATCATACAAATGGTGGGCTTTATTTTTAATGCTTGTTTTTATATAGTTAAAGATACTTATGAATTATCTTATACATTAGATTTTATACTTGGTAATTCGGTATCTTTAACTATTCTTCTTTTAGTTATTAGTTATACTTTTGGATATTGTAATTGGTATCGTACAATAGTTATAACTAATTTCATTAATATTCTTATAGCATATATAGATGCTTGTTATCAAATCCCCGTAAAGGATATGATAATGGTCTTACTATATTTGCTCATTACTTCTATTGGTATAATTATAGCTGTTTATTCTCATGTCCGTAAAACTAAAAATAATAAAAGAGTTGTTGCTAGAGTCAATAGACAAGATTGATTCAGGTACAAGTAACAAGTCTGATGAAGAACTTGATGAAATTATTAAATTTCTAACTAAAATGAATCGAGGTGTTAAACGATTTAGCAAATATCAAGCTTGTAAAGATATTCTTCATTGTAGTCAAAGTACATTTAATCTTTATTTAGGTCTTGGTATTATTCCTCCAGGTAAGAAAGAAGTTGGTTTTCACGAACTTAGTTGGAGTGAGGAAGATTTTGATGAGGCTATTCAATACAGAAAATTACATAAAGAGTAAGTGAATTAGAGATACGTTACTTTGCAATTTGTTTATTTGCAGCGGATTTACATATTAATTGTAAGTCCGCTTTTTTGTTTTTATACGACTTTACTTTTGAGCTGTAAGTACTTACGAAATAACTTATTTATTAACTATTTAAAGTAATGAAATTATGGCGGAAAG